TCATCATCACCTCTTCAGATGTAGCTTCTGCTCTATCTGCAACAGGTATGTTGGACTACGCTCCAGCAATGAACACACAGTTGAACGTAGACGACACAGGCAACACATTTGCTGGTGTACTAAACGGTCGAACAAGAGTGTACATTGACCCATTTGCAACTGTTGATTACATCACAGTTGGTTATAAAGGTACTAACCCTTATGACGCTGGTGTATTCTACTGCCCATACGTTCCATTAACAATGGTACGTGCGGTAGGGGAAGAAACCTTCCAGCCAAAAATTGGTTTTAAAACTCGTTACGGCATGGCTTCAAACCCATTCGTAGGCGCAACACCTGCAAACGGTCTTGCTGCATCAAAAACAAACCAATACTACAGAATTTTCCGCGTAGACAACATCTTAGGCGCATAATCTAAGAGTTACGGAAATACTTTGGGGGGTCTTTATGGCCCCCTTTTTTTGTATAAATAACTTATATAAAGGTTAAAATTATGGCTGTTACATCAACTGTTAATATACTTCAAGAATCTGAGTTAACAGAAAACTTTAACTTTATGAAGCCTACTGACTTTCACGTAAGGATTGATCGTAAGAGGTTTCATAACTTACAGTTTTTTGCAAACACGGTTACTCATCCTGGCGTATCTGTTTCAACGCCTTCTTTAGCTATACCTAGATTACAGAACATGTCTGTGCCTGGTGATACATATGCTGTTGATGAGGTGTCAATGGATATATTATTAGATGAAGACATGAAATGTTATATAGAAATGTATAACTGGTTGAACACTACTGTACAACGTAATTACGAACCACACCACGAAAGAGTAGGAGATGCGTATATTCCTGAATCTGACATAGTAGTAAGCATATTGTCTAGCCACAATAATGTTCTTAAAAAGATTAAATATATAAACTGTGTTCCTACATCTTTAGGAAACGTCACACTTCAATCTACAGTAAGTGACGATCCACCTTTAGTTTTCCCTGTAACATTTAGAATGAGTTATTTCGAGATTATTTAAATTATGAAAAATGATGATGAAAGTATTAAGAGATCGGTGAACTCTTACCGAGCGATGATATTGTTTGCAAACAAAAGAACCGGTAGCACATCAATGATAAACTGGTTTCACAAATCTCACAGTAAATATGTAAACTATGAAAAGCTTTATGATTTAGTAGAATCCCTAAATTATAAAGTTAATAGAGATGTGGAAACTTACAATTTATTTGGCAAGAACGGTGCATTTGAAGATATAGACAAGCAATACGAATTAGATCAAAACTTTGAAAGAGTGATGAACGTAGTAAGTGTAATAATGTCTTATAGGCCTTCGCATAGAATAATAAACGAAGACACATCTAGCGTAGTAATTGAGTGTTTAATAAGACACACTAATGAGTATCACAGTAGTATTTTATTTTTGCACAGAAAAAAAGCAGTTAACAGATTGCTTTCATTGTGGTATAATTTAGAATCAGGAATGTCAACACCGAGAGATATGTCTGAAAATAAATTTAATCCTAAAAAATTCGAGCCAGGACCTCTTGATGTAGAATATCTATTAAGTGATCAGAAAAAAGTAAACAGGGTAAATTCAAATACTTGGAGATTATTGAAAAAACATAAGCCGAGATTTGTTGCATGTTCTTATGAAGATATGTTTGAAAGTCATGAAGTTTCTATTTTACACATAACATTTGCATGGCTTTTTTACAGAACATGGGACTTCTCTGAAATACTAAACCAGGGGCATATGAACTTGGATAAATATTATAAAGAAATGATTGGTATAGAAGAATTAAAAGAAAAGGTAGAAATTTTGAAAAGGCCAGTTTTTGGCAATATGCACGTTGCAGTGTAATGGAGTAAAATTTGTTAAGTTTAGAAAATGTGTTAAGTGAATGGGATGCTGATAGTAAAATAAATCAATCTAAATTAGATCAGACATCTGTAGATACCGCTATGCTACATTCAAAATATTTAAAGTGGCTTTCTCTTGCAAAGCTTCAATTAAAAAAATCTCAAATGAATCAAAAATCTTTACTTAAAGATAAGTGGCTTTATTATAATGGTAAAATGTCACAAGAAGAAATTGAATCTAGAAATTGGGATTATGATCCTTTCAACGGACTAAAGGTTATGAAAGGCGATATGGATCACTATTACGATTCAGATAAAGAGATTCAACAGAGTGAAGAAAAAATTACGTATTTTAAAACTTTAGTTGAAACACTACAAGAAATAGTAGAAACGTTAAGATGGAGACATCAAACAATTGGTAATATAATAAAATGGAAGCAGTTTGAAGCCGGTGGATAAATTAGTTCTTCAAAAGAAAAATGAAAGCAACATGCTAGTTGGCTGTGATTTTGGAATAGGAGCAGAACTTTCTGATTTCTTTTCATTTTTCGTGCCAGGTTATAAGTACATGCCTGCTTATAGGAATAAAGTTTGGGATGGAAAGATTAGACTTTTTAATCAACAAAGTCATGAGCTTCCACTAGGTTTACTTCCTTATGTTGAAGATTTTGCTAAGAAAAGAAATTATGTCGTAGATTACGAAGACAGTAATTATGGTTTACCTCAACAAAAAAATAGTGTAGATCCTAAAGAGATAATGTCATTTATTGAAAGTTTGGATCTGCACAGTAGAGGTGAAAAAATAACTGTAAGAGATTATCAGTTTGATGCTATATGTGAAGGAATTAATAGAAAGAGAGCTGTTCTTTTATCTCCTACTGGATCAGGAAAATCTCTTATCATTTATATTATAATGAGATGGTTTCTAGAAAATTACGATCAAAAGGTATTAGTCATAGTTCCTACTACTTCATTAGTTAGACAAATGTACACTGATTTTGAAGATTACTCATCTAACGATCAGTCCTTTATTTCTAATGATGAGTGTCATGTAATATACTCAGGACAGCCAAAAACAAATATACAAGAAAACGTTTTCATAAGCACTTGGCAATCGATCTATAAATTACCAGTAACTTGGTTTGAACAGTTTGGAATTGTGTTTGGTGATGAGTGTCATGGATTTAAGTCTAAATCTTTAACTTCTATAATGAATAAATCGCGTAATGCATCCTATAGGTTTGGAACTACAGGCACTCTCGATGGAACTCAGACCCACCAATTAGTCCTTGAGGGACTTTTTGGTAAAGTGTTTAAAGTTACAACTACAAAGACATTACAAGATAATGAAACATTAGCTCCTTTACAAATATTAATGGTAGTGCTCGACTATGATGAAGAGATTAAAAAAACTTTTGGTAGTAAGAAATATCATGATGAAATAGATTTTATAATAAAAGATACAAAGAGAAATAATTTTATAAGAAATTTAGCGCTAGATCAAAAAGGAAATACGTTAGTTTTATTTCAGTTTGTAGAAAAACATGGAAAAGTTTTGTTTGATTTGATTGAGTCTAAAGCTGAAATAAATAGAAAAGTATTCTTTGTTTCAGGTAGTACAGAAGCTTCAGATAGAGAAGCTATTCGTAAAATAACAGAAGGACAAAAAGATGCTATTATTGTTGCAAGCCTTGGTACCTTTAGTACTGGCATTAATATTCGGAATCTGCATAATATCATTTTCGCTAGCCCGTCGAAGTCTCAAATTAAAGTTTTACAATCTATCGGAAGAGGGTTACGCAAATCCGATGATGGAAAAGAAACACAACTCTTTGACATAGCTGATGATCTTAAATGGAAAAGTCGAAAAAATTATTCATTAGTTCACGCCGAAGAAAGGCTCAGAATATATAAAAATGAAAAGTTTAAATGTAAAGTTTATAAGGTTAACATATAATGCTTAGGCAATTCAAGTTATCTAACGGAGATGAAATCATAGCTAAAATAGTTTCGCAACCAGATGAAGGTGACGAAATTATGGTGTCTAATGTTTTAAAGCTTACAAGAGTTGATATGACTAGGCAAATTACGTATCATTCTTTCAGACCTTGGATGGTAATGAAAGATGATGTCGGCGATATAATATCTTTAAATGCATTTCACGTAGTAGCTGTTGCTATACCTACAGAAGAAATGAAAATCCAATATAAAGAAGCAGTTATAGAACTAAGAGAAATGGAAGCAGAGAAACAAACTTTTTCTGTAGATGAATGGTATAATAAACTGAAAAACGCGGGACCTAACGATTCAGACGACGGTAATGTGATATCGTTATATGATTACAACAAAGACAAGTTGCACTAGTATATCCCCATCTCCAAAACCACTTTAATATTATACCACAGCTGTGCGAGATGTACACCCCTAAAATGAAAATAATTTAATTTTTTTTTAAAAAAAGTTGTTTACAAACAACACATTATATGATAGAATATTAATAATTGAATTGGAGTTATCATGGCAAAAAAATCTAAAAATGTTCATTATGTCAATAACGCAGATTTTTCACAAGCTATAGTCGATTATGTAACAGAAGTCAATAAAGCAAAAGATAAAAAAGAACAACTTCCAGTAGTACCTGATTACATAGCTATTTGTTTTTTAAAAATAGCCGAGAATCTTTCTCATAAATCTAACTTCATACGTTATACGTATAGAGAAGAAATGGTAATGGACGCAGTGGAAAATTGTTTAAAGGCAGTTGAAAACTATAATATAAATGCTACTACACGAACCGGAAAGCCAAATGCATTTGCATATTTTACTCAAATAATATGGTACGCTTTTCTAAGAAGAATCAATAAAGAAAAGAAACAGCAGGATATAAAACAAAAATTTATGTCTCAATCTGGTGTTGAAGCATTTATAATGTTAGGTGATGAAGAAGGTGGTCAAACTGTAGCCAATCACTTTGTAGATGTTTTAAAAGATAGAATTGAAAAAGTTAAAACATATGATAACGAAATAAAAGAATTCACTAAGAAGGAAAAAATAAAAAGAAAAACTAAATTAGCAGACTCCAACTTAGAGGAATTTTTTTAAATAATGAAACTTGCTATATTGAATGATACACACACTGGAATACGTAATAGTTCAGAAGTGTTTTTAAATAATGCTGCAAAATTTTATGATGATGTTTTCTTTCCATATTGCATAGAAAACGATATAAAACAAATAGTCCACTTAGGTGATTATTATGATCACAGAAAGTTTGTAAACTTTAAAGCTCTTAATCATAATCGCAAACACTTCTTAGATAAGTTAAGAGATTATGGAATGTCTATGGATATCATACCAGGAAATCATGATACTTACTACAAGAATACTAATGATTTGAATTCTTTAAAAGAGTTACTTGGTCATTTTATGAATGAGATTCATATTATAATGAAGCCTACAGTTATGGATTATGATGGTTTTAAGTTAGCAATGCTGCCTTGGATTACTTCTGAAAATTATGAAGAGTCTATGAATTTTATAAAGAACTGTAAAGCTGATTGGTTAGGTGGCCACTTAGAACTTAATGGTTTTGAAATGATGAGAGGCATAAGAAATACGCATGGTATGGATCATAAACTTTTTTCTAGATTTGAAAAAGTTTTAACTGGTCACTATCACGTAGGTTCTATACAAGACAACATTCATTATCTTGGATCTCAAATGGAATTTTTTTGGAGTGATGCACATGATCCGAAATATTTTTATATTCTTGACACATCTACGAGAGAGTTGGAGAGAGTACGTAACCCTCATACCATTTTTCATCGTATTCGCTATGACGACGACAACTATGATTATTCTAATTATGATGTATCACAAGTTGACAACAAGTTTGTAAAAATAGTTGTAATAAATAAATCTGACCTATTTACATTTGATAGATTTGTTGATAGAATACAGAATAGACCAATACACGAATTAAAGATAGCAGAAAATTTTAATGAGTTTATTGGCGATAATGTTGAAGATGAATCTGTTTCTTTAGAAGATACAGAGACGTTATTAGATAGCTATGTGGATGCGGTGGAAACTGAATTAGATAAAGACCGCATAAAAATTAGTATGAAAAAATTATTGACAGAAGCACAGGCTCTTGAAATTGTATGATAACATTTAAAACTTTACGTTGGAAAAACTTCCTCAGCACAGGCAATAACTGGTCTGAAATCCAACTCGATAAATCTAGATCTACGCTTATTATAGGACAAAACGGCGCTGGTAAATCAACAATGCTTGATGCACTCTCTTTCGCTTTGTTCGGTAGACCTCATAGAAATATTAACAAACCTCAGTTAGTAAATACCATAAACAACAAAGATTGTAAAGTAGAAGTTTATTTTAACATAGGCAAATCGTCTTTTAAAGTTGTACGTGGTATAAAACCAAATATATTTGAAATATGGAAGAATGGTGATATGATAAATCAATCATCACATTCCAAAGAATACCAAAAGATCCTCGAACAAAACATCATTAAGCTGAATCATAAATCGTTTCATCAGATTGTTGTGCTAGGCTCATCTTCCTTCATTCCTTTTATGCAACTGCCAGCACAGCACAGAAGAGATGTTATCGAGGATCTTTTGGATATTAATATTTTTTCTAAAATGAACACTATTGTAAAAGAAAAAAATATATCTTTGCGCGATCAAATAAAAGATTTAGGTAATGAAATAGAGCTAATTAATGAAAGAATAGAGATACAGCGTAAGTATATAAATGACGTCAAAGCTTTGAGTGATGGACAAGTTGAAGAAAAAGAAACAGAAATATTTTTAGCTGAAACTGAGATACAAGAATTACAGAATATAAACATACAAATATCAGATAATATAGAAAAACTTTCTGAAGGACTAGATGAATCTTTAAAAGACAGACACAATAAAAAACAATCTTTATTGCAGTTTAAAGCTGAATTTGATCAGAAGATAAAGACTTTAGTTAAGGAAAGTAAATTTTACGAAGAAAATGAAAACTGTCCTACATGTTCTCAAAGTATAAATGATGAGTTAAGATCAGAAAAATTATCTACAGCTAAAGCTAAAGCTTCAGAGTTTAAAGATGCACTTGAAAAATTATCTACTGAATCAGTTGAAGTTGAAGATGCCATTGCAAAGTTAAACGATACATCTAACAGTGTTAGAGAATTAACCGCTTGTTTAAATGGAAACAATAAAGAAATTTCTCGTTTGCAAACACAGATAAAAACTTTAACTGAATCTATACTAAACATTAGAGGTGTTGACGGTGATGTAGCCACGTCACAATCTGCATTAAAAGAACTAGGTGACTCTAAGAACTCTTTATTAGAAGAAAAACTATCTGTAAATGAGGAATATTCTTACAACACAGTTATTGCAGAAATGCTAAAAGACACTGGAATTAAAACTAAAATCATAAAGCAATATCTTCCAGTTATAAACAAATTAACAAATCAATACTTACAGGTTCTAGACTTTTTTGTACATTTTAATCTTGATGAATCTTTTCAGGAAACAATAAGATCTAGACACAGAGATTCATTTTCTTATGATTCGTTTTCTGAAGGAGAAAAACAACGTATTGATTTAGCTTTACTTTTCACTTGGCGGCAAATAGCTAAAATGAAAAATTCAGTATCTACTAACCTTCTTGTACTTGATGAAACGTTTGATTCATCTCTAGATCATGATGGTGTAGACAACCTTATAAAAATTCTTTACACTCTTGATGACGATACTAATGTATTTGTTATTTCACATAAAGGAGAAATACTAGATGGTAAGTTTAAAGATAAGATAGAGTTTTATAAGGATAAAAATTTCAGTAAAATGAAATTTAGTGGTTCACAAATCGATG